ATTGAACCAGTCAGCAACATCCTCTGTAAGATCCAAGTCACAAAGTGAAAATGGCTCCTCCGTAAGGAGGTTCTTATCCAAGAAAATCTCTTTCAAGAAATCCCATTCTTTTTCAAGATCAGGGAGATCTCGGAGATCTCCACCTTCCCAATCATAGGGATGAATCTCTTCGTCCTGGAGTACTCTTTCGAACATATCAAGGCAGTGTTGTCGAGCTCGTTCTAAAACGAATCGACTCTTGCCTGACTGTACGAAGATATAATCCACTTCAAAGAAATCCACAGGTGGAAAATCTCGGATATTATATTTGCCATTTTTCACAATCGAGTTTATGTGATCATATGTCTCTTTCGGAAAGTGTTCTTTTACTTTCTTCTCAAAGGTCTTTAAGTCTCTATGAGTTAAATCACCAACTCCCTCAATCTCACTAGTGAGAAGGGAGCGGATTCGATTCATGATTCTTTGACCCGGAAGGTCCGCATCCATTGCAGCCTGGCCCCGTAAGACAGGGACAGGTACTGCACGAATGTCAGTACCAGGTAGAAGTTGAGATTTATCAAACTTCTTGAGAAGATCATATAGGTATACTTTCTTCATGAGACTATGGTCATATCGGATTTTACTGTCCAGTGAATCAACCAGTCCCAATCCTCCCTTCTTTTTACAAAGATGGAGGGATCGTGGGGTCTCTTTGAGTGGGATGAGATTTCTTTTGAGAAACTCATATTTCACCCAATCATCGTGACCCCAGTAGAACTGGGTCTCCTCAAAGCAATATCCCAAAGAGGTTCCAACACGGGTTTGGCAAGATACCTTACCTGTGTGGAGAACTTCTCCTCGGTAAAAAAGCTGAGAATTCACTGTACAGAAATCAGGATCAATAAAGTTTTTGCCGAGAGACAGAGATAGACCAACTTGGGGGGCTTGCGCCCTCCATGTATTGATCTGTTCATCTGTTCCTTTGGCAACAACATCATCTCCATTAATTAAATAGGAGTATTTTTTGAATCCTGAATATGAGACAATATAATCATTGAGAAAACATAGCAAGGGAAAACTTAAAAGTGATCCCATCAACTGACCAGAAGTCTGTTTTCCTCTAACACCCTTAGGGTAGAGGATCTCATGACTTGAGCATTCCCAACGAGCCCACTCTCGAGTAGGTTCGTGATCAATAGATTCCAAAATCCCTTCTAGAAGGGCTTGGGTCACTGACATAGGGAAATTGTCGGTTGCTGCTGTATAATCTCCAGAGAGCCAATTTTCATCCTCCGATGATCTTGATTGGATCTCTTTGATCATAGTCTCAATCCGATATACCCAAGGGAGGGTATCATCTTTAAACGACTCATGTTCTGACCATGGGGCTTTTACCCCATTAGTTAAACAAAATTGTGGTTGCTCCGATAAATAGGACCACAGCGCTTTTTGAAAGGGCTGTAGGACTTTAGTCGAGGCTTCAGCTGCAGTAATCATACGAACTTTTAAAGGTTCAGATAATGCAACTGCTTTTACCACAGGAGCCGAAGATGGCGGCCGTGAAGGAAATTGAAGATCAAGTGACCAATCCCGATCACTACAGGGAAGTTCTGTGTCTGACACATAAACATCCCATTGTAGCATCTCAGTATTGGATGGGGAACATTCTATCCTCTTTCGAGAAACAGATTGAA